TACAATATTTTAAAGAATTTCCAGTTGTTCAGTATGGGTTTACGGACGATCCCGATGACACAAAGGGTGTTACCGATATAACAAAACGTGTTGGAATAAGAAGGGATTTTGCTAAATATGTTAATTCATATTACACAGAAGATATTCCAGATGGTTCAACACCAGAGCAAGTTGCTCTTGATGTGTATGGTTCCCCTTACGATCACTGGATTTTATTGCATTGTAATAATGTAGTTGATCCTTATTTTGATTGGGTCTTGGATGCTCAAAAATTCGACATATATATTCAGAAAAAATATCCAGACGAGGTAATGGTTCTCACACAAACAAAGGATAATTATATTGTGGGTGAGACTATTACTGGTAGTATATCGGGGGCAACTGCAATTGTTAAATCTTGCAATCCGGAATTAGGACAGATTACATATGAGAGTAGTTCTAGTACTTCTTGGGATACATCCACTCCCGATACAATTGTAGGATCAGTTTCAAACTTGCAGGTTACTATTGAGTCTTATGGAAAGGAATTTGCAGCTGCAAAATTTTATGAGGTTGTTCGTACTAACAGTGATGGAACAGAAGATCGTTTAATTGTTGACAAGGGGTTTACGAATGCACAACGTGAATTACTTCCTGGTGGTATTAATTCATGGGCTGCTCCAGTTGCAGTAGATAATGCAACTTTTGAATCACGATTAAATGAGGAAAATCGAAAGGTTAAAATTTTACAACCAGAATTGGTTGAATTATTTGAAAACGAATTTAAGGAAAAGATTCAATGAATTTACGTGGCAAACTACCAATCCCGGGAAGTTATAATTTAACTTCACTTGAATTAATTTCAGATTTTTTTCCTACTCTGGGTTTGCAGTTGGGAGAATTAGTTGCTGAGGTTAATCTCTACGAAAGTATTTTTGATGATTGTAGTTCTGGTAGTATTGTGTTGACTGATTCTCGAAATATTTTAGCTAAACTTCCCGTTGTTGGTTATGAGACTTTGAAAATTACATATAGTTTGGATTGGGAGGGTGATGGAATTGTTCCTGAATCTCGTATGGAGAGTGTTACGAGGGAGTATAGGGTACAGTCGATTACTAATTATAACAAGGGACTGCCCACGTCTGCTACTTATATATTGAATTTTATTTCTAAGGAACATTTTGATAATCTAACAACGAAAGTTAGTAAGGGATATAGAAGCACTTCTATTTCTAATATTGCTAATTTGGTTTACTTAGAACTAAAGAGTCTTAAAAGGTTTTCTGTTGATCCCACTATTGCTCCTCATGATTTGGTAATCCCAAATTGGAATCCATTTACAGCATTAAATTGGTTGGCAAATCGAGCAAAATCTGGTGCATATTTAGGTGCTAATTATAAGTTTTTTGAAAATTCCGATGGATATAATTTTGCTTCACTAGAAGGATTATATGAGAAGGCAAGTAATCCAATTTATTCCGTGGACACATACACACAATTACCCAGAGATGCAGTTTTAACACCTGAAGATCGTGGAGCAAGTTTTAAGGATATCTTAGAAATTTCCTTTGATGATATTCTTGATGTTTCGGATAATATTTCTTCTGGAATGTATGCTAGTAAAATAATTGAACATGATATTGTTAAGAGGGAATTTCAGGTTAAAGAATTCAATTACAATAATACTTTCTTTTTGTATAACCACCTTAATAGTGGAAATACTGGACTAGATCATAGTAGGGCTGATTTGTCCTTGGGTGGTTCTTATACTAATAAATCTGATTCCAGAATTAACTATGTTCCCAAACACTACAAAAAACATAATAATTTTCATAGTTATGGTGATAACATTGAGGATACATTTCAAATTAGAAATTCCCAGTTTTCACAGTTGGACAATTTCAGAGTAACCTTTGTTGTAGCAGGTGATTCTACTAAGACTGTGGGTGATGTTGTTAAATTAAGAATTGTTTCACCGGAACCTATGCAATCATCTCCTAGAACGATTTGGGATCCTATATATAGTGGTAATTATTTAGTGGTGGGACTTAAGCATATGATTGATCCAGAGAAATTCACAACTACAATGACGGCAGTAAAGGATACATATGAGAACCCAATTACGAATTCTACGTTACGATTGGAGGTATAGGTAGATGTTGAGTTATAATAACTTTATACAAAAGACAGAGATGATTAATGAAAAATTAATCGTTGTTGGAAAAGGAAAGCCATATGGCCAAGTTGTATTTTTGGCAGGTGGTGCTGGTTCGGGTAAAGGTTTTGCATCTAAAAATTTCATGGAATATAATAAGTTCAAGGTCCGTGATGTTGATGAGTGGAAAAGGGCCTTTATGAAAATTTCTGAACTTAAGGGTAAGTATACGGATCAGGATGGGAATAAATTAAGTTCACTTGATTTACGAAACCCAAAGGATGTTTCCGCATTGCACGTGGCTGTTAGAGATATGAATATTAAAAATAAAACGTTAGATTTGTTATTGAAGAACGCAAAAACTGGAAGATTGCCTAATATTATATTTGATATTACATTAAAGGATATTGATGATATTTCTAAAGTCTTACCTTCATTAAAAGAAGTTGGATTTCAATCAACAGATATTCATATTGTTTGGGTGTTAGCAAGTTATCATGTTGCAGTAGCGGCAAATAGAGATCGGGAACGGGTAGTTGACGATAAGATTCTTTTTAAAACACATGTCGGTGCAGCCAATACTATGTATGATATTATTAAATCTAAAGGTGTTTCTGGAGTTGATGGTTCTGTCCATGTTATTCTCAATAATCGAGAAAATACAATTTTCTTCCAGAGACCAGATGGAACTAAGACTAAAGTAATAAAGGATTTTAAATATCTCACTTTAAAGAAAGAAGGAAAACCGTTTTATAGTCAAGGTGAGGTAAATGGTCAGATTAGAGATTGGATTTTAGATAACATACCCAAAACGGGTGCAACTAAGCATATGTGGGGATAGTAATGTCGAAAGAAAGTGATTTTGCAAAAAAATATCCACATCTTGTAGAACGTGCAGATGAAAAATATAATAACAGAAAAAAGCTGACAGTTAAACCATATAAAAAGAAAATTAAGGATGTAAAAAAGGATGAAAGAATTTAATACATTTGTCTGGTGGCAAGGACGTGTTGAAGATAGGGACGATCCTTTGAATTTAGGTAGATGTCGAGTGAGGATGTTGGGATTTCATTCTCAGAATATTATGGATATTCCCACATCAACACTTCCATGGGCTTATCCTGCGATGCCTATTAATAGCAATCCTGGTGATCCTGCTATTGGTCCAACTGTTGGAACTTGGGTGATGGGATTTTTTAGAGATGGTCAAGATGCACAGGAACCTATAATGACACATATTGTAGATGCCGGGTTCACCAATGAAGATGATGTTGTTAATAATTTAGCAGGAAATAGTCCTGAATGGGGTGGTAAAAAGAGTATTGTAACTGATGAGGTAAACACAAATCGGTTAGCAAAGGGAAATCCAGTTGCAACATATGTGCAAGACTATACAACGAAGCATACTGGTGAAACTGTAGAGTACCCAAGTCCTGCACACGGTTTTCCTAATCCGAGTCATGCAGTTCCAATTCCTGTTCCGGGTCTAGGTTATAATGCTGATTATCCGAACAATAAAGTGGAAGAAAGTGATTCGGGTCATGTTACAGAAGTTGATGATACTCCAGGTTCGGAAAGGTTGAGTAAAGTACACAAATCTGGAACACTAGAAGTTATCAAGAGTGATGGTTCTAAGGTGGTTAAAGTTGTGGGGGATGATTTTGAAATGGTATTGAGTGATAAAACACTCAAAGTTTCGGGTAATTTAAATATTGTTTCGGATGGGGATATAAATTTTAAAGCTGGTGGTACAATACGATTTGATTCAAATACACAATTTAGGATTACTGCTCCAATAGCATCTGTGATTGATTCACCCTTAATTGTTTTGGGACCTGAGAAAGGAGGTTTTGTTAATGTTAATGGTGCAATTAGTCAAGTGGGTTCTCCCCTTGTTTTACCAGGGATTCCAATTCCAGTTCCTGATTTACCTGAGGTATCTTTTGAAAAACCAGAACCACCAGACACAATCGAATTAGGGAAATAATATGCAACTACAATTGGATTTTAAAGATGAACGAATGGAAGATGTTGTTAAGTATATGCTTGAAAAGCGTGTTATTGAATATGACAAAGAAACAAATACAATTACAGTAAATGCTGATATTGCCTTTAAATTCAAAGGAAATCTCAATATAGATTGTGATAAACATATTGTTATGAGTAGTGGTATGGAAGAAGATCCAGAAAGAGAAGATGGTGCTAAGTATGCCATATGGCTCAATCCAGAATTGGATCGAGAACAAAAACCAGTTTTATATGCTCCATTAAACGATGTCGAATATTAATTTTATTAAAGCAGACGGAACAAAAACTACGCTAGACGTAAATGTTACCGATTTTAAAGCTAATGTAAAATTTACAACTGATGATCTTGCTACCTCAGAGTATATACAATTAGACGAATATACTAAGCAGGATGGTTCTTCTGTTATGATGATTGTGTTGACATTATTTGCAAGATTGTCTGGGAAACTTGATAATGCTAATTTATTACCGGTAAATACCGGTTTTAAAGATTTTGTTGATGCAATGGTAGTCCCCAGGGAATCAGGAGCAACTACAAGACAACATTTGAAGTATGAGAATGTGATCCCGTTTAGAAATGCTGAAAGTTTAACAACAAAATTTAAATTGATTTCAGGTGAATTGCCTCCCGGGTTGAAGTTTTTAGATAATGCCATGACTGGTGTTGGTGTTAATGTAGATGGTTTAGTTGAAGATTCAATTGCAACTTTCAGTCAGGATTGGAGAACTGAAAATAATGGAATCGACTTTGATAAGGAAACTATATTTAACAGTAAAATAGAATTTTTAGATATACAACCAACACCCACATTTACTGTTGGTGCAGGACTCGTAAGTGGTTCCCAAATGAGGAGAATTGAGTCGATTGATACATATACTGAAGATGATGTTACAAAAACAAAGGTTAGGGTTGCATATGCTTCGGGAACTTCTGAAGTACCAGAAATATTAAAATATAAACAGAATAGAGTATATGGTTCAGGAGGAATTTTAACACAGGATAAAGATCCTTTATTTTCTGCGGGTTTACAAATTGGTAATGGATTATACACATATAAAGACACAAAAGTAATTACGGATAGTAGTAATGTACAGGATCAGATTTATAAGGATTATGATTTTGTATTGGGTATGTATAATGGTGATACAGATTCCTTATTAGTACAGGAGTCGTTTAGTATTCGGGTTTATCAGAATTTAGATGCTGTTAGGGATGATTATTTAAGAACAAAGAACCTTGGTGGCATAAAGAAATATTTTCCATTTACGGATACGATTAGTACTTTTAAATTACCTTTGCTCAAGGAAGATGGAACTTCAGTTTTTATAATGCTGGAAAATGGAAAATTAACATTCGATGATACGACTATAGCAAGTGATAATGGGTTGTTGTCTTTGTTGAAAGAGAACGGATCAAATAGTAATATTACATTACAAGGGGCTTAGAATGTCAAGACCAATTACAAGGGTTAAAATAGACAGGGATAGTGGACATGCTCCTTCATATGGAAAAGCAGTTGCATGGAGTGAAGCACAGGAAGAACAGCAAAGGAATAAAAGTGGAAATCCATCAGAGAAAATATTCGGACCATATGCTGGTAGTGGAGATGTTTTAATAGGTACTGAGGAATTGGGAATCATAGGTAATGACGGAAAGGAACTTGTGGGTTATGGTGTTCACAGACAATATGACTATAGGGAAGAACATGTTCCCTTTAGTCCTTTTATAGAACCAGAAGGAAGGGAACGTTTAGAGGGTGCTGATTTTCCTTGGTTGAAAACAGCAAGTGATGTTGTATTTATAAATGGTCGTGGAGCAGGTAGAGTTGGAGATTTTACTGTATGTGGTTCTGCTATATTAGACGGCAATGATACTGTTATGGTCGGTGGTTCAGATCCAGATATAAATTTAGAAGAAATTCCAGATACATTAACAAAAGAATCTGTGCATGGTGCAGAAGAATTGGATTATACTTTAGTAAAGAGTGCTATGGGATTAGCAAGATATTCTAAAGATAATCCCCCTAAATTTTTAGGACTTCATGCCACCCTAACAAAATTTGAGGAGTTAAACGAAAAATGAATCAATTTCCACTGGATAGGTCTTTGATATATCAAGATACGGAGTATGTTGATATTGATCTGAATTTTAAAAAGGCGAGGAGTACTGATATAAGTAAAAAACGAGGAGAGAATGCAATCAAACAATCTCTAAAGGTGTTATTGCTTAGTGGTAGGTCTGAAAGATTATTTCATCCTGAAATAGCATCTGGTGTTAGGGATTTACTTTTCGATTTAGTAACACCAACCTCTGCATATGAATTAAAAACAGCAATAGAAGATGTTATAAATAATTTTGAACCCAGAGTTAATTTAACAGACGTGGTGGTTACTGCTGACATAGATGCATCTTCTTATGATGTACGCATAGAATTTACGTTGTTAAATCAAGAACCAACAAACACAATCCAATTAAATCTATTTTTAGAGCGGTTAAGGTAATATGGCAACAAGTAAATTACGAGTAACAGAATTAGATTTCGATACGATAAAAGCAAATTTGAAAGATTTCTTTAAAGGCCAGACTGAATTTACCGACTATGATTTTGATGGTTCTGGACTTTCCTTGCTTTTAGATGTTTTGGCATATAATACTCATTATATGTCATATTATTTAAATATGGTAGCAAACGAATCTTTTTTAGATAGTGCTACTCAACGAGATTCGGTAGTATCATTAGCAAAAAATCTGGGATATACTCCTAGATCAAGGACTGGTGCTTCTGCTGTTTTGTCATTAGCTATAACACAAAATTCAACACAGTTACCAGATTTAGTTAAAATACCTGCTTATACACAATTTAATGTAACTAGTTTAGGCAAATCATATACCTTTTATTCTCTGGTTGACAAAATAATTACATGGGATGGTTCTGCGACAGGAAGTAATAGAACCTTTGCTATAACAGATTTTAAAGTAACACAGGGTGCAAAATTAATTAAAGAGTTTGTAGTAACGGGTAATGAAAATCAACGTTTTTTACTCGAAAATACTAATGTAGATTCATCCACTGTTTCGGTTCGTGTTAAGGAAAATACTTCTTCAAATACTTTTGATACCTATAGTAAATTTGATGGTTTACTTGCATTAGATTCTTCATCTACATATTATTTTGTAAATGAGGCTGAGGGTGGGTCGTATGAAATAAGTTTTGGTGATGGGGTTTATGGAAAAAAAGTTAGTGCTGGTAATGTTATTGTTGTTGATTATTTGACAACTGATGGACCGGATGCAAATGGTCTTACTGGATTAACACTTTCTTCTGAATCACAGACTTGGGGAGAAACATCAAATCAAACTTCTGCTAGTGTATCGGTTGCAGTTACAACAACTTCCTCTAGTAGTGGGGGATCGGAACCTGAAAGTTTAGATTCTATTAAATATCTAGCACCTCGATCATTTCAACATCAAAATCGAGCAGTTACAGCTGATGATTATAAGGCAATAATAACTTCCAACTATTCTAATGCTTCTAGTGTTAGAGTTTGGGGTGGTGATGAGGATAGTAGTGCTGGGTTCGGTAAAATATTTATTGCAATAAAACCACAATCAAAAGAAACACTGACTGAAAATGAAAAAAATGAAGTTAGGAATATACTAAAAGATTATAAGATTGTTGGTATGGAAACTATAATAAAGTCTCCGGAGTATGTGGGGTTGAAGGTTGATAGTATAGTAAAATATAATCCATCATTGACATCAAAAGAATCCGAGACTTTAAAACTAAATGCTATTAATGCAATAAAAGAATGGAATTTAAATAAGTTAAATAGATTCGATGGGGTTTTCCGTTATTCCCAATTGGGGGCTGCGATTGATAATTCCGATAAAGCAATTCTTAGTAATACAACTGAAATATCATTAATCAAGACAACACCAGAATTAACAACCCTTGCTGGATATTATGCATACGATCAGACTAAAAACGAAGATACTACAAAAATTTTCTATAATTATTCTAGTGGTAGTGCTAGTATACCTGTGGTTACATTATTTGATAAAACTGTATACCTCAAGGACAGCAAAACGGATAGAAATGGTGTTGAGGACAGAGAATTAATAACAATTAAACGAGGTGGATTTACTTCATCAACATTTACCGTATTAGGATTTGAAGTAGGGGATGATAACTCTAGTGGTACTACCACTGATGTAGATAAGCATAGGTTACTGACGGTAAAGATTGTTGATGTTCCAGATCCCACAAAAGAAAATGAAGGTACATTAAAGATTGTTACTGTTGATGATAAGGATGTTAGTTTACCGGGATATATTGATTTCAGAGAAGAAAAGTGGGACTCTACTATAGGAAAAATTAAATATGATAAGGGTGAGTTGTATGAATGGAAACCATTCCCGATAGCATCTCTGGAAGATAAAATAACAATTGATCTTATAGGTAAGGTTGGTGCAGTTGATGTCATTCCAGAGGGAAATCAAATTTTATCAATCAAAGACTCCCATATCAATGTAAGTATGGATATGGATAAAGATAGTTAATATGAAATATCAAGATAGAATTTCTAGGACAATTTCTCAGTTTATATACTCACAGTTACCAGCTACTATTCATTTAGACTTTGAGAAACCTGTTTCCGGTAAAACTGATAGGACTCTATTTACTAGATTTATCGAACTATATTATGAATTTTTAGAGAAATCTTCTGCTTTAACCCTGACAGAAAGGAAAAAACATAGTATTTCTTCTTTTCAGGATCTTTTGGTAGGGGAAGCAATTGATGATGTTGTTCCTGGACTATATGGAGAATTGATGAGGCTTCGTAGTTATCGGGATATAGATTTGACAAATCTGGATTTAAAGGATGAACTATACAAAGAGTATACAGCCAATTATCAAGGGGAAATTTTAGGTGATCGAGATAGATTATTGAAAATTGCCTCATTAATAAATCGAGCAAAGGGTACAGAACTTAGTTATAAAGCACTATTTAGGTTTTTCTATAATAGTGATGTCAAGTTTATAGAACCAAAAACAGAAATTTTCATTCCTTCTTATAATAGATATTATCGGGAATTAAGGATGAAAATTCGAGAAATACCTAGTTTACTTGAACCATCTTTAATCGAAAACTTCTCGGAGTTTACTGGGAAGTATATTAAAGGTGTTTCGTCTGGTGCCAAGGCATATGTCATTTCATCCAATCATGATACCGATATTGCAATAAAGGATACAGCACCCGTTTTAGGTGTATCCTTATCTTCTGGTGGTAGTAATTATAAAACACCAGGAGCAATAGTTACAGATAGTTCTGGTTATGAAATTCTTAAGGACGACTATGGATATTCTACTGGTGCGGTTGCAACTGTAGAAAAACATGCAAGTGGTTCTGGTTATAGTAAGTATTATCAAGTTGAATTGTGGGAAAACTCTGATTCTAGTTGGGCTGAAAATGATATTCTATTACCTATGACTGATTTCGATGAAAGTAATACGGGTTATAGTTTAGCAGGATGGAATGTTCAAAAGGGAATGGGAAAAATTGTTTCTACATCTACGTCTAATGGAAAAACTTATTATTATATCGAACCACAAGATCCAGAAGAGGCATTAAGTGGTTTGGGTCAATATTGGAATAATCTTGAGGGTACTAAAGATATAATCATAGAAAAAAATAAGATTCCTGTTGATATAACCATACCTCCTTCTACAGGATTTAATAGTATTCCTACCCTCACTACAGACACAAGAATTGCATATCAAGGAACTATTGCTTCACAAACTGCAGCTGGAACAATAAAGTTGCATTCCGATGAACGCAAGTTAAATTTGACTTTTGATAATAGTACAAATGTTGAGGATTTATACACACGAACCCAGACTTTAACTCTTGTATTCAATGGTGTTGTGGATGCAAATAGGGATTATAGTGTTGGTGCAATTGCTGAACAAGCAACAACGGGTGCAAAAGGTGTTATTTTAGAGTGGGATAATCTTTTCACAATGAGAGTTCGTTTGATACCAGTAGGTGGTTCTATAATTCCATTTACAACTACTTCTTCCTCTGAGTTTCTACATCAATCCGGTGCAAGTAATGCAAAATCTTATATTGCGGTAGCTGGTGATTCAACATTTGTTGCTGGGGATATAATAGAAACGCAACCATATCAAATAGTAACATTGGATTCTGGTGGTACTGGAAACTTTAGTGTGGGTGAAACTGTTTCATGGGATCAGGGTAGAGTTACAGGAGTTGTATCAAAATGGGTTTCTGGAACTAGAGTTTTGCATATAGTTAAGGCATCTGGAAGATTTTTTGCAGCTGCATCCCCTATTCTTTCTGGTGATGATAGTGGTGCGACAAATTGGACAATCGCCTCTGTTACTCAAGTAAATAAGGTGGTTTCTGCAACAATAGATTCTGTGTCAACCAATACCTTAGTTATTAAGGATTTTCAGGCAAGTGGTTCTGATTGGTTTAAGAGTGGGGATTATATAAAAACAAGACGTGGTGAATTTCATAGTTTTGTTAGTGCATTAGTTTCGGCTGATCCAGCATTAAATGGTGGAACAGCAAAAGCAAACATAGAATTAGATACAGGTAAAACGAGTAATACTTTTGCTATGGTGGATTTAACCTTGACAGCAGGAGGAACAGGAACTTTTACTGCAGGTGATACAGTTACACAAGGATCGGTTACTGCTACTGTTGTTTCCTTTAGTGGAACTGCAT